GCCGTAATCACCACCACGGGCAGCATATTCTTGGGAGCCTGTTAAACCACGAACAACATCCTCGTAGCTTTGTCCAGTCCAAGTGGCTGCGCCAGATGGATCGACACCACGACCTAAATATTGTTCGTATAATTGGTTAAGCGTTCCTTGATCTACAGGCGAACTTCCGCCGCCCTGATCAGGTGCGCCAGAGACGGTTACATTGCCTTGAGGTTCTGGCTGATACCATGAAGTATCTGCCGGAATGTCATAGACATAATACATCCCACCTTCTGAATCGCTCTCCCAACCCATACTTTACTCTTGTTAATATTAACGATTGGCGTTTTCAGCGCGCTTAGCCAATGCCTCTTCAACGGCTTTTTCAAAAACAGGATCGATTTCTGTCTTCTCATGCTTGGCCATAATTTCTTTGGCAGCAGCTTGTTCGTTGAGGTACTTCATAGTTTGTAGTCCGTGCATGATGCCTCCTAAGTTGATTGTTCCTATATACACTAATACGCGCTTTTCGCGTTTTCTGGCCTAAAATCAGGAACTTGGGCCATTAATTATAAGGGTAAATTCATTTGCCCAATCTTGCCATGTTGCAAACAAAGTTGGGTCTGGTACTGGATATACTGAAAAAGAAGGTAATTGAGACACATTTCTGGCTGTTTCTAACCAGTCTGCTTCACTAGTATATGGAATTGGCTCTTCTGAATAATAAATAGCTAAGTTACCATTCCAGTCTTCCCAGCTCATATTGGTTGGGATAAAAGGGAAAAATCGCTGAAACGCCATTATGGACGCTCGTCGCCGTATTCCGCAGTAATTAACAGACGGCCCATTTCGTAATTACCACCAACCGTATTAGACTCAAATTTAAGTCTAATTTCACGATGCTCAACACGCAAGTCAATTTTACCAGTATCTGGGTCAAACGGATATGGACCAGAATTTTCAACTGTTCCACGGGCAAATTTACGACCCAAAATGGTCATGTTCATTTCGCCTTCTTGTACAAAGTCTGGCTCAACACGACGCATGTGCATACGGCGGTTAGCGCCTTCTGCATTGTCTTGTGATGGTGTACCGCCAACCCAGCTAATGTCGCAAGTAGTGAAACTAGAGGTTACTGCGGTTTCAGCAATATAGGAAACAGTGTTTAGTCCAAACTCATGCTGCCATAATGGATAGCCGCCAGAAATACCGTATACAGTGCTTCCAATTGCCGGGTATGGCGACAAAATTTCTTCTGAAGTAATCCTTGTAACGCCGGGAGCAGGAACTGAACCATTAAAAATATGTTCACTATTTGCAACTTTGTATACTTTAGCTGTTGTGCTTTGTGAAAACGTCAAATAGCTGCCCGGAGCAAAAGTATTAGTTACGTCACCATTAATGTATATCTGATAAGCTGTAGGAGCTGGTTCACTAGGTGGATTAGTAATAGTAACAAACGGCTGGCTATAGGTTACATTATAGTTCCAGCTTGCCCAAATAGGTGTTGGGAAAATCTCAGTGGTATAACCACAAGAGCGTTGTGCGCCAACTGCAGAGCCTGCGTCATACCAGAGCTTATCTTTTACGTTATAGATGATTGCGTCAGTGCATTCTGTTGCAGAGCCACGGGGATAAAAGAACCAGATTTCATTGTAACGAGGGACTTTAGTAGCCCATACTTTTTGGCGCTGTTCAAAGTTAATGTTATCAAATAGCCAGTTTACGTTTTTATCATTAGCTAAAACACTTACCACACCGTTATATTGATAGAAACGGTCAACACCAAGCCAATAATACACACCGTCCATCTCAACTACAGATGAAGACGACATGATAGAAATCTGGCTGGAAACAATATCGTAACGCCAATATAAAGGGGCATTACCAGTGAATGAAACACGGATTAGAGAATCCGTTGCCCAGAATAATCCAGATGGTGAATTTGTACCGCCTCGAACTGGAATGCCCTTAACAATCTTGGAAGATGACATGTTAACTTGGTTAGCTGTCGCTCCGTTCCAATCTGTTAAAGTTTGAGTGCCATAAGTAGCTTCGACATGGTTGTTGGCAATATAACCACTATCACCATACACAAAAATATAAGGATAGAGTACACAAACCCCTCCAGATACACTGATCGGGCGATAAGTAGGATTTTGACCTGTTGTATCAGCCAAACCATAAAAATTCCAAATACCTGGCGCATCTTCTGTAACATTACCATAAAGAACTTGAGATGTTACTCCATTCTCAATATTTAAAAGATTCAAACCTGGATGGGCCAATACTTTTAATTCACCGCCAAAAGGGGAGTACTGTAAATCAAACTGCCATAAGTGACGTGGATCTGATTCAAATGTATCGTTAGCAATCCAAACGTTTGTTGGGGTACCGGAATATGCAGGAGTAAATGTTACAGTGGTTGTTGGTGAAGCAAATACAGGGGTACCAACAGTTGTGTAAACAGTTGGATTAGCTGATTGGTCAAAAATAACCTTAGTGCCTGCCGGATAAACAGATGAATAATCAAAGATTGGGCTTGATGTGCTGGTTAATTCAAATGTTGTAGTTGAACCACCAGTAGTTGTCTGCTGAGCATAACCTTGATTGATTACTGCTCTATACGGACCACTACCAACGCCGTATGTTGTTCCTGTGGTAAATACATCAATACCGCCGGCATTACCAACAAAGATATAGTTAATGCCGTTAAAAGCGTTTGACACCATACCACGTGGCACACCGTCAAACGTACCAAACAACTGACGATAGCCACCCATTTTCTTAGGTACACCACGTTGAAAACGACACCACTCACCATCACTAAATTCACGTGATTCAAAGGTAGTACCATCGCGTTTAATACCTGGCTGAACACCTAGTGTGTAAACAACGTTATATTGTTGTGGAGCGGATTGTACTTTATCGTAAGCCATTAAAACGTTCCGCCGCTAATAAGGCCAGCTGTAAATGTAGCTGGAGTAGATATTTGTGGATCTAATGGATTGGTGTTATCGATGGTAATCATCTCATCACCGTTTGCTGTCAAACCAAGCACACCAATATCAGCTAAATACATGCCGGTTGTGGTGTCATTTAGAAACGAAAATGTTGGGGTTGCAGCAGTGCCGTCGTTAGCATAAAATGCAGTGGTTGCACTTTGCGAAATAACATATAGATTATTACCGTCACTTAACACCAAAATAACAGAACCGGGGGTTACTGGAGTCGGTGGTTGTGATGTACCAGACACTTCAAAGTACAGGTTATAAGGGCCTAAAGTATCGTTGGCTAAAATGTAGATTTGAGTTGTAGCCGGAAGAATAACAGTTAAGTCTGTTGTTCTAGTTCCAGATAATGCCACATAAGTTTGAATAATTGGGGCATAGGAAACCAAGCTAAATGTTGGTCCTACAATAGAGTCTACGTCATAAGACGCAGAAGTAAACGTAACATTTGAAGGGGTTGCCAAACCTACAGTAAAGAAATTACCTGTGGATTGCTGAAACATAATAACACCAGAATCACCCGGATTGACGGTAAGTGATGTGATGTTGTTAATTTGTGAAGGACTTGTTGGGATAATAGCCAACGCACCAGTTCCGTTATTACGGAAAGAAATAAACCAACCTGCTGTTAAACTACCAGCAGCTGGCAGGTTAAATGTGCCATTACCGCCGGTCCAAACAAAGGTTGTTGCCCTGTCTGTGTTTACTGCAGATGTTGTTGTGGAGATTGTTTGAACGTTCTGAGTAACGTTGAGCTTACCAGAAATAGCAGCTAAACCATTACCCGCTAATGTGGCGGCATCAGCAGAAGAAGTACCGGCGCCAAACGTAACGTTTTGCCAGATACCTGCTGTGGTTGTATTATCAGAAAGATAGAAGTATAAAGACTCGCCAGATGGAATCTCTACAGAAGCGCCACCGTCAAAATCATTTACAAAAAACGACTCTGAGCCAAAGTTACGGAAAAGAATATCAATACCAACTGAACCTTGTTCGGCATTGGGAAGAGTAATATTAAGACCAGCAACTGAAGGTGTGCAGTCCATAATACGAGCTGCAGGAACCTGCGTTGGGTTAACAACCAATGGCCAATAGAGTGTTACATCTTCGCTAAAATCTAATGCGTAGTATGAAACATCAGTTTGTTGGATAACGTCACCAGTAAACGGCGATGTATATGTTGGCATGAATTAAGGCTCCTGAATCGACGTATTTCTATCAACACGGCGAGCGTTATCTTCTTTCTTGAGCGCGGCAAGAGACTCAGTATAATATGATTTCCACACAGGCAATTTATCCAGCGCCTTCAAATAACCTTGTGCTTGCAACAACGTGCCAAACAACATCGCTTGAGGGCATTGTTGTGTAAATAAATTGGTTTGGTTAGTGGAGTCTAAAGG